GTGCGGCTTGACGCTTTGACATCCGGCGTGGATTGCCCTCAAAGAGCGAAAGTTCTCTCACCCTGCGTTTCTCTGTTCGCCATGTTAATTCCTTATTCTGTTCCATCTTTACCTAGTCTCCTGCGCAATCAGCAGCGCCAATTCCTTCTCCCTTTTCTCTTCTCGTCTCTTCTCGCACTCCTCAGGTGTCAGAAAGGTTTTCCCTTGACGCGAGTAGACTATAACTCCACTACCTCTGGCTTGTTCAGTCCGCACACGCACGGCTGGCTTGAGGACTTCTTCGATTAACTTTTGCGCGTCCATATTGTTTCTCTCCCCTCTCCATCACCATCCCTATTATATGCTCTCCCTTCTACTTCGCGCAATGATGATCACGCTCTCTCAGATTCTTGTATTGCACTTTTATCACACCTCGGCTTGGCAATTCCAATCGCCGGAATGCGGCAAGACTCAGGTCGAGTTGCCTGCCGCGCACGAATGGGCCGCGCCCGCAGACGATAACCGTGACCGACTTGTTGCGATACTGAACGAGTAGCCTTGTGCCAGGGCGAAACTGATTGCTCGCCGCAAGTAGCTTCGTCCCGTAAGCTCGGACATGTGCAGGCTTTGGCTGATACCACGAAGCCTTGCCAGCAAGCCATTGCCCTCCCCGTATTGCCTCAAGCGAGAAAGCCAGGGATAGCAATATCGCTTTCCCCATCAGTCTTCTAATCCTCATCCCGCATCTTCCTCTGCTCAGAAGGTCTCCCCGCCGACTTCTTGCCAAGGAGCATACAACGCGCGCATCGCATATTCGCCCCGTCGCTGACAGCCAGAGCAGCACCATCATGCTAACTATGAGCAGGTGTAGCAGCACCAAGCAGGTAAGACACAGTTTGAGTCAGGCATACCTTCACGTTGCAATCTTGCACAAGCCACGTGTTACCACACGACGCACAACTTATCACTGCCCCATCCATCAGCTCCCTGAGGCCGTAGACTTGCCAAATCAGGGGTTCCCCGCATGGACAATGTAAATTCTTTTCGCATTCCGCGAAGAATCTGTCCAGGAGCTTATCAAAGGTGCGTAGCCATGCCGGTCTCTTATTCGCAAATCTCATGTCCTTTTAACCTCCTTGTCTTGAGATATTCCAAATGCTCTCTTGCAATCCGCAAAAGTGATGCCTAATCGGTCAAAGAACTCTGTCAACGAAAGCTCGCCCCCTTCAATCCCAGCGATGCGATCAAAGTATCCCCAAATATCCAG